CTTTCAAATATAGTGGATCATGGAGCTATGTCGGAACAGATAATAAGTACATCGGTAAATCAAGCCCTACCATGAATTATGGATGGATTTATGATGACTCTGATGAAGATGAAGTTAGGAGAGTAGTACTACATGAATTCGGGCATTTAGTCGGATTACAGCACGAGCACCAGCACCCGAAAGCTGGAATATCTTGGGATTCTACTGCAACCTTCGAGTATTATGGTCAACAAGGATGGTCCAAGCAAGATGTTATTATACAGGTAATGACTGTAGCAAGTGTTGATAATACTAATTTTACAAAATACGATAAAAAAAGTATTATGCACTATCCAGTCCCAGCGACTTTAACAACCAATGGTTACTTTGTTGACTGGAATACTTCGCTTAGTGCGAATGACAAAAAATGGGTTAGCACATACTACCCATATACTTGTAAAATCATACGACCATGAAATTTTTAATTCTTTTTTTATTTCCGTTATTTTTAATCAGTCAAGTAAACATAGGTCTTAATGCTGATGTAACTGGACACTCTCTAACAACATTTAATGTATCTCCTGTAATTGATTATAGGCTTGATAAAAATGTATTCGCTGGAGGCTTTAAATTTATTAAAACAGAGAATGAAAAATATCTAAACGTTAATCTAGCTTATAGGTATTTTTTCAAGCCTCAAACTTACATTGGAGCTTATACAGGATTGAATACAAAGTATGTAAACACTTTTGGAATTCATACAGGGATAGTTAGAAAAATTTATAATCATGTACTTGGGGAACTAAGGGTATATGGTGAGCATAGAAATCATTTAAGGTCCAGATCACTAGAATCTGGAATTCAATTCATTTTACAATTAAGGATATGAAATTATTATTTTGTTTTATAATTTGTTTGAATTTTTTAAATGCTCAGTTAGTGACTGGGCATTTAGTGTATAAAAGATGCTGTGAATCTCCTTTAGAAGAAGTCTCAGTAAATTATCTTGGATCAGAACAGAAATTTATCTTTTCGAAATTAGATTCAAGTAAAGTTAGACACCTTTTACAAAAGGTAATGCCAGATGAGAAAATCATTACTGCAAGAGGGATGTCCAATGATTCCATAATTGAGATATTTTTTGCTTATAAAGGTATGATAGATGATAATAAGCCTTTGAATTTGATCACTGGGGCACATCTATATGGTTCTTATGCTGTGAACAATGGTTTTATAGCCCCTTATATGAGCTTAGTTTATAGGGGCTTAGATTCACTCAGTTTAAATCTAGCAAAAACTTATCCTTTGCGCTCATTTATGGTTAGGAATTTTTCATTGTCTTCATTACCTCATTATGTTTTAGGAAATGGTTTAAGGGATGGAAGTCTTGCAGACATGAGAAATATTGAAAAGTCCTATAGGTTAGTAGATTATTTTAAGGAACTAAATTGGAAAATAATTCATTATCGCGATCAATTCGGAATTTCTAAAGCACTGCTAAGACCTACTAGAGGATGGTAATCTTGAGTATTATATATTTAGTTCTAGCAATTTATGCTGTAAAAATGACTATTCGTTATTTTGATAATACATTCAATCAAGATTATGATTAATTACTACAATAAATATGGTTTTCCAGACCTTAAAGATAAGGAATTTATTTCTAATTTGAAGTTATATAAAACTCCTGAAAGTCTTATTAAAAAGAATGTTCCAAAGAGGCTTTATATGAACATTGATTTAAAAGATCCTTTATATTCTGCATTATCTGAATTAGAGAATGATGATATAAAAACATGGGATGGTTTATTCAACATAAGACCAATTCGAGGCAAAGAAAGAGTAGTTGAAATTTTAATATCAATGGGAAAATTTCTTGAGGCATTAAAATATATGTCTGCTCATTCTTGGGGTATGGCAATAGATATAAATGCAGCAACAAATAAAATGTACACTAAAGGAGATATGAACCCTAGAATTGTAGAAACTTTTTTAAAATATGGATTTGAATGGGGAGGAAACTTTTCTAGATTAGATCCTATGCACTTTCAATTAATAATTTAAAATATGAAAAAAAATTTAATTTTATTGGCTTTGATGTTTTCAGATTTTATAAAAAAATCTGCTTTGAACCCTCGTTATGCGGGAGTAGCATTTTATGTTTTTCATAAGTGCTTAGAAAAAGATATTTGCTCAATTAAAAAATTGAAAGAAAATCTTTTTGGAAACTTGAAATATATTTTCAAGAATTATCCAGAGAATTCTTTTCAAAAAACTTATCTAAATTCTTATAAAGAAAAAAATGATTTTAATCTTCAAATTTTAGATGTAAATATTTTTGAAAATATTATCAGAAAACCTTTGACATATTCTCAGGATAAAGATAAAATGCTCAATTGTAAACCATTTTATTCAGAGACAGAAAACGATATCAAAAAAATAGGTGTTGAACCTCCTTTGATTGATACTTTTCAAGATTCTGCAAATGCTTCTTTAATAGACTTTAATATCACAACTGAGTATGAAAAATTACTTGCAAAAACATTAGATTTTGATCCTGCAAATTTGCAAGGTTCGCCTCCTGTTATGTGGTTAGATTTAGTAATAAATCAGATAGGCAAAAATAAAAAAATTGATGCTGTAAAAACACTATCAAAATTTTTAAAATTAATGTTTCATGCCCAAGATATTGCATTCTTTTTGAAAGCTAAGTATATGACTAGAAGACCAACACAATTTAACCAAATGGTTCCATTGATTGGAGAGCCTCCATTTCCAGGCTGGGTGTCTGGTCACTCTACATTTTCAAGCACTGCTGCTTGTTTTATGATGGCTGAAGGATTGGATCATTCTGGGGAGATAGGAGCAGTATCTTATAACTGTGTTTGGGATCTAGCAATTAAGGCCTCAAATTCTAGAGTTTTTGGGGGGATTCATATCAGAAAAGATTGTGAAGATGGAGTAGAATTAGGAAAAAAAATATACAACTATTATAAATAAAGTAGTATATTTACATCTGTTTACTGCTAGTTTACTTTGAACCAGGACTAGAATTGTCGATTTTTTAAGTTTAGAGGCTAATTTTTAGCCTCTTTTTTATTTTTATATAAGATTTTTGTATATTTGTACCCTAAACTTAAAAATATGACAAGAAATTTTGAAAAAAATGTGGTCTCTTGGCTACTAAGTAATGATTCTAAACACTATATTTTTTACCTCAAACCTGATTACCTATCTGACCCTACATTATCAATTATTTTAGCTTTAATTCAGAACTATTATAAGAAGTATAATAAGCTTCCTAGTCAAGAAAATTTTATTCATTTTTCACAACAAGAACTAAAAGATCATGCAGCATCAAAAGTAATTTTTTCAGAGATAAATTCTCTCTATATAAATAGATTTGATGATACTGAAATTGTGCTTGAGGAAATTATAAAATTTTGTCAAAAATCTATCATTCTAAATGCTACTGAAAAAATGGATTCTACAGATGAACTTGCAGAATCTTTATTAGGAACACTAGGAGAATTAAATAATCTAAAAAATGTAAATAAAAAAAGAGATCTAGTTGATATTTATGATTCAAATATTTCATTAAAAATTGAACCAGGTTTTCCCACATGTTTTGAGACTTTAAATTCAATGACTGCTTCAGGAGGGTTTAAATCTCCTGAATTAATTGTTCTAATGGGAGGACCAAAAAGTTTTAAAACTGGAACACTTTTAAATATAGCAATAGGATATTTATTAGATGGGCTTAATGTTTACATTGCAGACTTTGAAAATGGATCTAAAAATTTATTGATTAGAATTTATCAAGCACTATTAGAATGTGAAAGAAAAGAAATTAATTCTTATCGAAAAGAATTAAATCAGATCTTGGAAAAGATCAAAAAAATGAAAGGCAGTTTAAAAATTGAAAACTATTCTGCACATGTTGACTCATTATCAAATGTTGAATCTGATTTAGATTTACTTGCAAAAGAAGGTTGGAAACCTGATGTTATTTTTTATGACTATTTAGATTTGGCTAGATCTTCAGATAATTCAATAAAAGACAAACGACTGCAAATTCAATCTGTATATCATCATTCAATCAGAATGAATAAAAAATATAATACTTTTGCTTTTACCCCGTCTCAAGTTAATAAACATGCTGTATCAAAACGAGATATAACCTTAACAGATTTTGCAGAGGACTTTGGAAAAGCTATGAATTGTCATGCTGCATTTGCCTTATGTAGAACAGATGAAGAAGTACAAGCTGGAATTGGTAGGATCATCACAGTTGTACAAAGAGAAGGGGAACGATTTAACCCTAATCGATTTGTACAAGTCGAACTAGATGAGTCCAGAATGATGATAAGAGAGATCCCTTCTATTTTAGACGTAAACGATTTATAATATGTTAAGATATAATACAATTCAACATGGTCCTAGAAAGAAATTAGGACTCACAGTAACAGAATACATGATATGCGATATTTACTACCATCTTTCATGTAATCCAAAAAATCAAGATGGTTGGGCATTTATATCACGAAAGAGACTCGCAGACGAATTAGAACTTTCAAAGAGACATATCATAAGGCTTATCAATAAATTGATTGATATGGGGCTTCTAATGAGCTGTGAGAATGGTTTTAAAGTCAAAACAACAGTTTACTGGTATGAAAATGTGATTGAGATCCAAAAACAACATGAAATAAGTGGTGACATTTGTTCACCATCGGTGACATTTGGTCACCATTTAGGTGGTGACATTTCGTCACCTCGATCTTATAATAATAAACTAACTATTAGAGATTTTTCAAAAAAAATAGATTTTAAGCAACTTTATTTTGATTTTAAGGATAAAAAGCCCTTACAAACTTTTTATAAATTCTATAATAAAAATAAGGATTTGATTTTTTCTTTAAAAAATTGGAATTTGATTCTTGATAATTTCTTTAAAACTGAAATGATCTCAAAATCAATTGATTATCATAAACCCTTAGAAATTTCAGGGGATAAAAAACTAGATTATTTGATTTATTTGACTTTAATGGGGGAAAAATTTGATGATTATGCTTATAAATTATATTGCATAACTAATTGATTTTTAAAGTATTATGAAAATCTTTGAAAAAACTTTAAAAATATTTGATTCTTTTGGAACTTTTATTCCAAAAAATTGATTATATTAGTATAACTTAAAAATTAGAATCATGACAAAATTTTCAGCAGATGTTATCAAACAAGTTCAAGCAGTTACTAATAAACATCATAAAATAGCAAATAGAGAATCAGAACTTATTGAACTAGGTTATCTAGTAGAAGAACATGCTATGGGATCTGGTGGTAAAGGGTCAATTAAATTTCTTGAGGATCAAGTACGTATTCAAATTGGGTATGGGCATGGGAGGCATAATTATGCAAAATGTGTATCTATACCTCACGATTCAAAAGAGGAATCAAAAAAGATTTATGAAAATTACCTTAACTCTTTAAAATCTTAAGCATGTCAGCAAAAACACAAATTTCACACTTAAGATCTGGGATAAAAAAACAGATTACAGATCAAATAAATCCTGTAGGTTCAAATCATTGTGATGTTCAAGATACTTGGACAAAAATAGGAGAAGAAAACCCAGAGTTTTTGAAAATAAGAGTTAAAGGACTTGAATTACACTTAAAAGCTCATTGGAGTATTTCAAAAATGTCATTGTCTTATTCTTGTCCAATTTCTAAAGAAGCTTTAAAATTATTTTTTGTTGCTCCTGCAAAAAATGAAACTCCTTATATCCAGATTCAAGGCAAGGATATTAAAATATCGAATGGTAAAAATGCTTATTGCCATATTTGTCCATCATTTATTGAAATAATATGAATTACGAAAAATTATTAAATCTTTTCACTTTAAAAGGTGACGTGCTTAGACCACAGTTTGCTAAACCAAATAAAGCAAATGGAACTGTACATGCAACTGATGCTGAAGCTTTGATTTTCTTTGATGAAAACTTAGCATCTAATATTGAAACTAATTCTAAATATCCTGATATTAGAATGGTAGTTCCAGATAGTAATTGTAATACTATTATGAACATGGAGTCATTAACAGTACTATTATCAAAGCCAATTAAAGAATTAAAAGGTAAATATCTAAACTTAGGTGAAAGATTTATAGAAGCTAAGAAGCTTCATAAACTAGTTAAGGTTCATAAAGCTTTAAAAGAAAAAGTATTTATGGTTTATGATTCTGATCATATTAATAGACCGTTTGTTTTTGAAGTTGGTGAAGTCACTGTAGTTTTAGTTCAAGTCGTTGGAGAAATGAATTCTGAGCATCATATTGGAGAATATGAAAGACTCTCATAATTTTACAACCTTGATGATCCATCTTTGTCAAGATGTTTTCCCAACTCCTTTTTTTGTTTTAAAAAAAGTAGAAGAAGCAAAGTATATTATAAAAGACATTGCAGAGGATGAAGAAATGGCTAGATTATTTGATATTGAAAGTGACATAAAATCTGCTAATTATTATATTAAACAATACAAAAAAATTGTAGAAAATTAAATGGAAAAACTTAGAAAAAAACTAGAAGATTCAATATCTAAATTAGAACAATTAGATCCAGAGTCAACTCAATTAATAATTTTAAAATTGAGATATGAAAAATTACTTCAAAAGATTTAATCCGAAGAAGTCAACTAAAGGTTGGTATAGGTTTAATTCCCCATTCATTTCAACAACTGGAACGATGGGAGTAAATTTTGATTTTAATTGTGTTAAATGTTTCAAGACAGGGTATTTAAAATCAGTTGAGTTATTTATTATGGACCTTGAGCATTGTACATTTAGAGAGGCGTTAGTTTTGGCTGAAAAGCAAAGCTATGATTATGAAATCAAGAAAGAACTAGGGAAACCTCAAGTCTTATTATTACCTATAGATTATATAGCCTTAAATTCAGACCATGTTAAAGCTGCATGGGCTAGGAGTTATTTGAGAGATAGAGGATTTGAAATAATCCCATGTATGCAAAAAGGTATAGGGGTTTGTGTTGCTGGGAAATATGATAACAGACTTATTATTCCATGTTTTGCAAATAATGAATTAGTATATTTTTTTTCAAGAACAATAATCGATGCTACACCTAAATACTTGAATCCAGACAGTACTGAAACTGCAATTACAAAATCATTTGTAATTTATAATGAAGATGCTTTGTTTAGATATGATACTGTATATCTAACTGAAGGATTTACAGATGCTTTAACCATTGGAGATAATTGTATTGCGACATTAGGTTGGGCATTATCAGAATGGCAAATCGCAAAAATTTCAAATTCAAGTATCAAAGAATTAGTCATTGTTGCTGATAAAGGATTTTTTAGAAAAGCTATTGATCTAGCTTTTATATTTTGGAAAAAACAAAAATTCAAAATAAAATTAATTAACTTTGATGATCAAAAAGTAAATGATGTAAATGCCCTAGGTAGGTATGAATTTAATAAATTAATTCCAATTGAATTTAGTATAAGTTTATATTATGCGAAAGTCTGCAATTAAAGTTTATAGGAATGATTTAATTAAAGCTTATCATGACACAAAATCATTAGAGGCTTTTTTAATTGCTTTGGACAAATGCCAAAAAGTGAATAGATATGTAGTTTCTAAAGAAGCAAAAAAGAAAAGTGACCTCGTTGAGAAAGCAAATAAGTTTGATACTTTCAATCAGATTTTACATAAGATTAGACTAGAATTAAATCATAAATCTAAATTAATATTAATTCAAGATTCAGCCTTTAATACTCTTAGAGAGGTTTGTATTTTAGCTGATCAATTTAATGAATTATTTGACCTAGAATCAAATAGTGGCTATAATGTTTATATCTCTATAGGATTAGAATTTATGACAGATTTTCATTTGAATAAATTCAAGTATTATCATCAGCAAATTATACAAAGATTTGCTAACCATCAAAAAGTAATTGGTGATAATAATGCTGAAAGAACGTCTAAATATATAAAGCAATATGAAACTATTGTAGGTTTTAAAGTATCTGATTTAGACAGATCAAAATTTATTGATGTACAAATCCTACTAGATAAGTATAATGTAGGTTTTGATTATTGGGTACGAATTCATAAAAAAGTATTGGAAGAACAAGGCATAAAAATAACCCCAATACAATTAATTAATCCCTCATCACATACTAGATTTATGGCTAATGTAGATGAATATTCAAAAAGAATCCATGCTAATAATCGTAGATAAAAAAGAAGCTTATTTCAGTGAATTACCAAAAGAGATTTTGGAATTATTTACAATTAAATCTCCTGTAAGTGATTTCTCAAAATGGGATGGATTATTTAGATTCATCAGAGGTAATCGCTGTAGTACTAGTATGCTCCATTTAGTTATAGAGGAACTAGATGAAATGGGTATTAATTATAAAATCATTGATCGTAGAAATCTAACTTTAAAACATAAGATAATCCCTCAGGTAGGATCTAGTTATTCTTTGGAAGATATTCAATATTTTGCACTGCAAAAAATGGTTTATAAGATTGGGGGTCTTACCTTTTATGGAGGCGAGTATAATTGTGCGACTAATTTTGGTAAATCCTATCTAATCTTTGGCTTGATTAAATCTTTAAATGCTGATACTGTTTTAGTGTTGTTTCATAGAAAATTGATTCTAGAGCAAATCAAAGAATTGCTAGAAAGTTTAGGAGAAAAAGTTGAAATATTTTCTGGAAACATAAATCCTGGAGTAATTACACTTGGGATGTATTTGACAGTTTTTAACTCTAAAAAATTTGATATAGATTTAGTGATCGTAGATGAAGCTCACTTAGTAATAGGTAAGACTTATACTAAGTTATTAAAAAACATAACAAAACAAGCTGGATATTATTTATCTGGGACCTCAGATGATTATGATAACTTTTTGAATAGAATGAAATTTATTGAAATTGCTGGAAAAGAACTTTGTAGAATTTCAAATGAAGATTTACAAAAATCTGGGAGATCAAAGAAAGTTATATTTGAATTCATAAAATATGAAAATAAAAAATACTTAGATCTTAAGTCTTATAGTGAGCAATATAAAATGTATATTGTAAATAATTATGAGCGCAATTGTGCAATTGTAGATGTTGTTTTGAAAAATAATTCCAAAAATATTATTATATTTGTACGAGAAAAAGAGCATGGAAAAATTCTGCAAAATCTTTTAAAAGAGAATGAAATTTCATCCGCTTTTGTGTGTTCAGATACAGAGTTAAAAAGGGATATAGTCAAAATGTATAATATTGAAATTAAAGTATTAATTGCTACTAAGGTTTTAAGAGAGGGATTAAATATTTTTAAATCAGATTATATAATAAATGCAATGGGCGAAAAGTCTGCTATAAATTTAAAGCAGTTTATTGGCAGGGTCCTAAGAAAATTACAAATAGATTATGATACTGTAAACTTAGTAGATTTTGAAGATGATTTTAAAAACTTTGGTATTCATTCAAGAATAAGATATAAAATTTATAAAGATGAAAAATTTGAGGAAAAGCAAACAAACTAAAACCAATGTAGATTTATCAAAGCCTTTTGATCTACCTATAGTAGATGGAGATTGTTTTGGTAGATTATATGATATTACTACTTCAGAATGTGGAGTATGCCATGATAATATAGTGTGCTGTACTATGTTTTCAAAAACTTTGAAAGAAAAAACAAAGGGTCTAAAAATGGATTCTTTTGTAGATGAAATTTACTTTGAAAATCTTGATAAAGATGAAATCAGAGGAATGTTAAAAACCAATGACATTAATGATGTAATTGAGATTATTGCAGAGGAAACAAATTGTAAATCAAAAGGATTGGTAAAATTATGGTTAAAAAGTATATAGCAGAGAATAGAAGATCAGACTCAAAGTATTTTGATTTTCTCATAAAAATTTTAAAGGCTTCTGATAAGAATTTTCAGGAATCAGATTTATATTTTCTTTCAGATTTATATGATGAACAAGATAAGGAATCTTTTGAAAATAGTATTGATGAATCTAAACTAGAGGAGTTCATTAAAGGGGCTGATATTTTGATGTGCTTTGGATCAAAAGCCTTAGATTATTTGACAGGAGTAAAAACTATTACTAAAGCAATTAATTCAGAATTTGAATTCAAAGGAATTAAATTAATCCCAAACTATTCACCAATTTTATTAATGCACAATGATTCTTATAAAGAAGTTTTTGTGAACAATATTAATAAGATGTTTTTGAATTCTGAAAAAGAAAAAACTCAATTCAAAGTTATCACTACTTTAAAAGATTTTTCTGAGGTTTATGGATTTATACAAGAAGTAGGAGTATTCTGTTTTGATTTTGAAACTTCTGGTTTAGAATGGCATATAGAGACCAATTATCCAACACTACTTTCAATTTCATTCAATGCTGGATTTTCTTACATAATTCCTTTATATCATAGTGAGTCTCCTTTCAATAAAATTGAAATTAAGTTTATTTTTGGGCATTTCCAAATTTTAATTGAAGATCCAAATATTGTAAAAGTAGGGCATAACTTAAAATTTGATTTACTTTGGATGAAGCGATATGCTAACTTTGATAAAGCTAGAGGGCAGTGTATTGATACAATGCTTTGCGCTCATTTATTAGATGAAACCAGACCAAAGGGATTGAAAGAATTAGTTAAAATATATCATCCTGAGTACTCAGGTTATGAGATTAAAGATTATAATATAGAACTACAACAATTAGCTCAATATGCTGCTATAGACTCAGATATGACTTATAGACTGTATGTACAATTTACTCAAGAATTATTAAATGATGATGAAGATTCAAGGCTTTATATTTATTTGAGGAACATATCTAGTCCAGCAGTTTCTTTATTTGTGGAAACTGAATTTAGAGGGATGCTAATCGATAAAAACAAGATTCAAGAGGGTATTGAATTTTGTGAAAAAGTGCTTGAAGATTTAGAGCATACTTTGAGAAATTTTAAGGAGATTAAAATTTATGAGCAATATAATTTTAATACTCAAAAAGAAAAAGCTAAAGCGAAGCTTTTAGATAATATTTCCAGAGCAAAAGGAAAAAAATTAGAAAATTATAATTTACAATTAAATGAGTTAGAGAGTAATTTCAAACATGAACCTTTAAATTTTGCTTCAACAAAACAATTAGGGAATTTTATTTATTCTGATGAAGGTTTAGGAAAACCAGAGTTTTATGATTCTTATGAGAAAAAATTTACAAGATCAACATCTCAAGAAGCCTTACAAGAAGTTGATCATCCATTTGTAGTTGAATTAACTGCATTTAGAAGTGTATCAAAAATGCTTTCTACTTATTATAAATCAATTCTTGAAAAAGCGGATGATTTTAATTATCTTCATGCTTCTTTCAATTTAGCTGGAACAGTTACTGGAAGGTTATCAAGTTCAGATCCCAATATGCAGAATATACCTGTAAGAACTAAGTCATCAAATCCAAATGTACAAGAGGTTATTTATAAGATCAAAGAATTTTTTATAGCTCCAAAAGATCAATTATTTGTAGAGTATGATTACTCTCAAGCAGAACTTAGAATGATTGCTAATTTTTCAGGAGATGAAACAATGATTGATTCATATATGAATGATAAGGACATTCACAGTATCACAGCAGCAAAGCTTTTAAAAATGTCTATAGATGATTTTAATAAGCTTGATAAGGATAAAATTAGTAAAGCCCGTACGATGGCTAAGGGGGCAAATTTTGGTCTAGTTTATGGGGCGACTGTTGATACTTATGTTGAGTATGTTAAAACTCAGTATGGAATTAAAATTTCTAAAAAAGAAGGAGAAGAACATAAGAAAGCTTTTTTTGATACTTATAAGCAACTAAAAAAATGGCATGCAATTTATATTGCAAAAGCAAAAAAATATGGTTATGTCAGGACTCTATTTGGAAGAAAAAGAAGGCTTGAAAATATTCACAGTACTAATCCTTCTTTAAGATCTCAAGATGAAAGATATGCCATAAATTCTCCTATTCAAGGAAGTTCAGGAGAATGGACAATATTTTCAATCATATTAATTTGTAAGATTCTAGATATTGAATTTATAAATACAATTCATGACGCTAAGTATTTTTACATGGTGAAAGATTTATTTGAAAAAAATGATTCCATAATTAAAGAGTTAAGTACTTATCCATTTTTAGATGACTTTTTTCAAATAGAAAAACCAGAAGTACTAATGAAATTGGATATGAATTATTCAGAAGAAAATTGGAGAAAAACAAAAGCATGAAAGTTTACATCGACATTAGTCAAATCATAAAGGCAAATTGGTATATTAAGAATAAGATAGGATCTTCAAGATCATTGTCTAAATTAGTAGATGATAATATCGGAAATATTATTTTTGAAATTAGTAAACAGTATAAAGTAAGTGATATTATTTTAGCTGAGGATTCAAAAACTTATTTTAGAAAATCACTTTATCCATTATATAAAGGTCATAGAATTGTAGATGAATCCTACAACGATTTAAAATCAAAGACTATTCTTGACTTGAGGGAGATTTATAATCATAAGGTATATGAAGGTTTAGAAGCTGATGATATAATGTATTTGGAGACTAAAGATAATCCTGGAATTATAGTTTCTTCTGATCAAGATCTTAGACAAACTAATCAGATTATTTTTAATCCAGTTAGTAAACTAAAAGTAATCTATAGTTATACTAATAAAGATATGATTATGAAAATCTTGACAGGTTGTAAATCTGATAACATACCTAAGCTAATTAATAAGTTTAATGGTAAAACAATTCATCCAAATGATCCTGTAAAAGAAACATGTTTAATATTTGTATCTGAAAAAGAGT